ACTTCGACAGTAGGCTCACCTAATATTACCTCAAACCCAGTAGTTCAACCAACTGGAATTTCAGCAACCTCTTCCGTTGGATCCATAATCATAGAAATTGGAGTACCGCTGACTGGAGTTTCAGCCACATCTTCAGACGGATCGGTAACAATATCTACTTTCACTGAAGTAACTTTGACGGGATTATCCGCAACCTCCAGTGTCGGAGAAGCTTATGCCGTTCATTATGCAGATATTGACACGGGCTCAAATAGTTCATATTCTAATGTTGCAACCGGATCCAATACAAGTTATACAGATGTTACTGGAAAAGAAGTAGCTTAAGGAAATTATGCCATCAACATATAACAATTTAGGTATCCAATTAATGGCCACTGGCGAAAACGCCGGTACCTGGGGTACAAAAACAAATACAAATTTAGATTTAATCGCAGAAACATGGGGCTATCTTGCTATTGATATGGCCGGAGCCGATGTTACATTAGCCATGACTGATGGTGATAGTGCTAATGGAAGAAATTTTATTCTTGAGCTTACAGGCACTCTAGCAGCCAATAGAATTTTAAATATTCCGGCTACCGCTGGAACAGGTCCGGTTAATATTGAAAAAGCATTTTTAGTTTTAGATAAAACTACTCGTACGGGTTCTGCTTATACTTTAACTTTTAAAGTAACCAGTGCTACGGGGGTAATTATTCCTCCGAATTCTAACATTTTCTGTTATCATAATGGAACCGATATTTTAACCTCAGGTATGTTAAGCACCCGAGGATCAGCAGCAACTTTAGCTACCCAGGCGCAATATACTTTTCCAGCAGCCGATGGCAGTGCGGATGAAGCATTAATAACCGATGGATCAGGATCCGTTAGTTTTGGAGCCGCAGGAATCTCCACCGGGAAAGCTATTGCAATGGCAATGATTTTCGGATAATAACAATAAAAGGAATTAATTATGGCAAATCCAAATATAGTATCAGTCGCAACCATTCTCGGTGGCAATGCTGGCTGGAATTTATCCAACACTGTAACTTCGACTTTACTCACAGTTACGGCTGAATACGTTTTAAAAATTAATCGAATCATTTGCGCTAATGTTCATGCAAGTGCAGCAGCAACTTTAAATTTATATGTTGACGGAATGGGATCAGGCACAACAGGAGTTACGACGACTGGTGCAGATGCTACGGTTTATTTAGCAAAACTTATTTCAGTTCCTTTTCAATCTTCATTAGTGGTTTCAGACACTCCCATCTATCTAATGGAAGGGGATATTTTAAAAGGCGGATCTGCTACTGCAAGCGCATTAGATTTATACATATCCTACGAAACACTAATTGATTAGGAGGTAATATAGTTCTATGGGTAATGGCGGAATTATTGGACCTACTAATATAACAACCTCAGGCGTATGGTCTCAAGTAGAACAATATGTGAAGTCTTTAAATGCAACTTGGGGCGTCTAGATATTTACAAAGCCTAAAAATTTTTATATAAGATAGGTAAGGATATGGAAATATGGCACATTTTGCGGAATTAAAAGAACAAACAGACCCAACAGGCTTCACAACTGATACACACTTAGTAGTACACAGAGTCGTTGTAGTAAGTAATGATACTTCAACTGCAGCAGGTTCCTTAGGAGTAAATGACATGCATGTTGATGGAGAAACGTGGTGTAAAAATTTCTTCGGACAGGATACTATTTGGAAACAAACTTCTTACAATAATAATTTCAGAAAAAAATATGCAGGCAAAGGAAATATTTATGATGCCAGCAAAAACAAATTTTTATATCCACAGCCTTTTTCATCATGGTCTTTAGATGCTAGCGATGATTGGAAAGCACCAGTAACGTTTCCAACAATTATAACTTATGGGGATCCTACTAAACCTTATTCAATTAGCTGGGATGAAGCTAACCAACAATGGACAGCAAAAGATTCAGAAACCCCACAAAATTCATTTAACTGGGATGCCTCAGGTTTGACTTGGGTGTCCGCATAGGAGACTCATATGGCCAACAAATCAGGCAGCACAACCGGTGGTGTTATTGGAAAAGTCATTAAGCCTTCTTTCGGAAAAGATACAATTACAGCAGTCACAGCCAGTGGAACACATACTATGTGTTCAGTTACACGACTGGTAAATACCGTTGTTGTCGCTGGAGGAGGTAGTGGTGGAGGACCCTCTGGTGGTGGAGGAGGCGCGGGTGGCCTTAGAAATCTTTCTGTTGTGGGTGTTTGTGGACCTGTTGCTATAACAATTGGTGGCGGTGGAGCCTCAGCTCCATCGGGTACAGGAACTACAGGAGTCGATTCAGTTTTTAATACAGCTGGTGCTGAAGGCAATAGTAAATTTACAACCTCAGGCGGCGGTGGAGGTGGTGGAGTCCCTGGTCCAGGTTGTGGTGTTGGAGATCCAGGTGGCTCAGGTGGTGGAGCAGCAGGAACTCCTACAGCTGCCGGAACAGGAAATGCTGGAGGATATACTCCCTCTGAAGGAAATGCTGGAGGAATTTCTCCCTCAGCTGATGAAGGTGGTGGAGGTGGTGGTCATACTTCAGTAGGAGGAAATGCTCCTGGCCCAACAGCAGCAGGTGTAGGAGGTACTGGAACAGATGTATCTCCTGGTTATGGATGCATTGGTCCAACATGTTCAGTTTTTGCTGGTGGAGGCGGAGGTCGAGGAGACCCTGCTGGAGGCGCTGGTGGTCCCGGAGGCGGGGGCGCTGGAAAATCACCCGGTGTAGCTGCTGTCGCAGGAACTACTAACACGGGAGGCGGTGGCGGTGGATCAGGCGGCGGACCCGGTCCCGCTTGCAGTGGTGCTGGTGGTCCAGGAGTCGTAGTACTAAAAGAATTAAATTACACATCAGGCGTCTGGCCGATGCAAGCCCTATTTCGATCTGAAACATGTGGAACACGGTTTATACCCGAGGTTAATTTTGATCTTCATTATTTAGTGGTTGCCGGTGGTGGAGGCGGTGGCGGAAGCCACGCAAACAGTTCACCAGGTGCAGGGGGTGCTGGTGGTTATAGAACCTCTTATCCATCGGGTACAGCTCTTGTTATACCTTCTTATTTATCTGGCTCTGTTGCAGTAACTGTTGGTGCTGGCGGCGCTGGAGCTGCAGCCTTAAATGGAACTCGAGGAGGTAGCGGAAGCGATTCTATTTTTGCTCATCCCTCTACTCCGATAACTTCAAGCGGAGGCGGTGGCGGAGGATCAACCCCTACTAATACTACAGGAATTTCTGGCGGATCAGGCGGTGGAGGCGGAAGAGTGGGACCAGGAGGAGCTGGTAATACACCTTCAACTACTCCTCCCCAAGGAAATCCAGGCGGAGCTAGTGGAACACTTGCTGCACCAGGATACTCAGGCGGCGGTGGAGGCGGCGCTTGCGCTGCAGGAGCAGCTGGAAATTCACCGGCAGGAGTTGGTGGGGCTGGTGGAGCAGGTTTAGGAAACGCAATTAATCCAAGTTCATGTTTTGGAACGCCCGGTCCAAGTGGACCTTTAAGATATTTCGCCGGAGGAGGCGGAGGCGGATCAGGAGGCGGCAATCCACAGTCATGTGGAGGAGTAGGCGGCGGAGGAGACGGTTTCAATCCAACAGGGGAAGCAGGCACAGTTAATACGGGTGGTGGCGGCGGTGGAACTGAAGTTGGCGCCGGCGGCGCTGGTGGTTCAGGAATCGTTATTTTAAGATTGGCAACCGCATGTAAGCCTGCAAGCTTTGGAGTTAGTCCATGTACTAATACTGTATCAACTTGCGGATCATGCACAGTCGCAACTTATACTGTACCTGGAACACTTGATTTATAAAATTTGATCTAAATCAAATTGACTAGGTATATCATTACGGTATAATGATGGAGAAAGATGAATTTACAAAATTATTATTGGTATTTTAAAAGAGCTATTCCAGCTCATATTTGTGATGACATTATTAAATATGGATTACAGACGCGTGAACAAATGGCTGTTACCGGCGGGTTGGGAAACCGTGAAAAACTTAATCAACGACAAGTCAAGGATCTAAAAAAGAAAAGAGATTCCAATATTGTTTGGATATCAGAGGATTGGATTTATAAAGAGCTTCATCCTTTTATTCGTCAAGCGAGTGTGAGTGCTGGATGGAATTTTCAATGGGACTATTCCGAAGCTTGTCAATTTACCAAATATAATAAAGGTCAATATTATGACTGGCATTGTGACAGCTGGGAAGGAGCTTATAATAAACCCAATGAGCGCAATAGTCATGGTAAAACAAGAAAACTGTCCGTCACTCTTTCTCTGTCTGATGAAAAAGAATATAAAGGAGGAGAGCTGGAATTTGATTTTAGAAATTTAGATCCAGTTAAAAAAAGAAATACGATGGTATGTAAACAAATTAGACCGAAAGGATCTATGGTTGTGTTTCCTTCCTTTGTATGGCATCGGGTAAGACCGGTCACCCAGGGATCAAGATATAGCCTGGTGATCTGGAATCTGGGGTGGCCTTTTAAATGAAAGTGGTTGATAATTTTTTAGATAAAAATGAATTCAATAAAATTAAAGATGTTCTGATGTCCAGTAATTTTCCCTGGTTCTATCAAGATGTAATTAGTTCTACAGACGACAAGAAGGATCATTACTATTTTACTCATATTTTTTTTGATAAAAACAAAGCGTGTAGCGATTGGTTTAATCTTTGGGAAAATTTTTTAAATAAAATTGAATGCAAAGCTTTAATAAGAGTTAAAGGAAATTTACATGTTAGACATTCTCAAGTTAGAACAAATGAAAAACATGCTGATTATTCTTACGCACATAAAGGTTGCCTCTTTTACATTAATAAAAACAATGGTTATACTCTTTTTGATAAGGAACGCGTTTTACCAAAAGAGAATAGGGCTGTGTTCTTTAACCCAAACGAGCCACATCAAAGTAGTCGATGTAGTGATCAAAATATAAGAATGAATATTAACTTTAATTATTTTTAAATGACAGAGAAAACCACACCAGCTAAACAGGATAAATTTTATCGGGAAGATTATTTTAAATGTCCAATTTATTTTTTTGATAAACCAGAATGGATAGAGCCTTTTAACAAAGCTTCAGACAAATATATTAAAGAGGCCAAAAAAACTAATGCTAAAACTATTAAGGAACGAAATAAAAAAATGGGAAACAAAGGGGATCATGCCATGGTTCACCATTCTACAACGCTGCTTGGAAATCCTATTTTTAAACCTCTTCAGGACTATATTGGAGTCACCGCTCATAACTTATTAGTCGAACAAGGATTTGATCTGGACAATCATCAAATTTTTATTACGGAGCTATGGGTCCAGGAATTTGCCAAAGACGGAGGGGGCCATCATACGTTGCACACGCATTGGAACGGCCATATCTCGGGATTCTATTTTTTAAAAGCCAGCGATAAAACTTCACGGCCTATCTTCGAAGATCCACGGCCCGGTCGAATGATGAGTT